ACTGTATCTTCTAATGTCCAACTGTGTTTATCTTTTACACCTACTAATTCTGTTTCATCTTCTATGGTTATCTTAATCATTTGTTTGTCCTTTTATTAATTGTTCTATTTTTAATAATATACCAGATGATGTATTATTATCACCACCTTTTATATCTGCTTTTGTATTAAACAACGGTCTTAATATATCTTTTAAATCATCTGTTCTTATTAATATAAATACATCTTTTACAAGGAAGCACCAGTATTCTGCTTGTGTTGTACTAATGCCACTAGGTTTTCCCCTTGAATGATACTCTATAAAAAGATTACCAGTTTTTAAAGCTTTTAAATCATTTTTTACTTCTATTGTTTTGTTCTCAAAAATATCAGCAAGTAACTTTTCGGCAACCTGTCCCACTTCTAAATCGTGTCTAAAGTCACCGCAAAATTTCATAACATTTCCATTAGTCCAACAAATATTAATGCACCCATAACCATTATCATCCCATAGTATAACATTGTTTCGTCATCCATTTATTAATTCCCTCACTGTTAAGTTTTTTATTTCTTCTGCAGGATTAAAAGAGATGTTTCTAAAATATTTAGGAATTTTCATATATTTTAATTCAAAGCAATCTTCAAGATTTTTTTTATTAACATCTCTAAATTTTATTTTATTAATACTGCTAGTCATACGAATAACTTTTCCTTTCTGAACAAGTTCAATAAAAACTTCATCATCTAAACTTGATGGAAAAGAGTTATATGGATTCAGTATATCTGTAAATACTAATTGATTTATTTTATGTTCTTCTAAATAAGCGTAGTCATTAAGATAAACCAACATTGGTTTTTTATGAAGCCTTTTATCATTTATATTTACATATTCAAATGTATTTAATTTACTTTCAATAGAGAAAAAAACTATATCTAAATTTAAACTTTTAATTTTTTCTAAATATTTATTTGTTTCTTCATCTATTTTATCAAACACATTTTCTTTAATAAAATCTACTCCATTTTTTAATAAATTATCATCATCAATATGTTCGTATTCATTTATTTTTTTATATATTTTTTCTATATTCATTTTATTAATTCCTTTACAATCTCATAATACTTTTCTGCATAGTCCGACCCATCAGCCTTTGTGTTCTCGTGCAGTTCAGCAAGGGTTGATGTAGGTATCTTCCATTTAAGTTTAGCGGCTTCCATAAGATAATGGTATCTTTCGGGAAACTTTTCTTTAAACCATTCTGTTGCGTGTAGTACGTCTTTGTGCCACCAATGTAGATGATAGTAGCTAGATAATACTTTCATATTAGTAGGGTCAAGTTCCATGTTCTTATGTGTGCCTACATTTAAAACATGAGAAGCGTGACAATCAGACCCCGAACATTCTTTACCAGAGTATTGGCAAGTATAATTGTCACGTTCTTTAACACACAACTTCGCTTTAGCCACTAATTTCTTAATGTACCAAGTTCGATTGTGTGGTAGTTTTGGCATTAGAACGGAATATCTTCTGTTACTTCTTTGGCATTAAACTTCTCAATAACTTGTTTGACTGGACTATCAAACGAGCTTGCAAAGTCCATTGCTACTTCATATAAGAAGTTTTCTTGTTCATCCCAATCCCAAACTTCTTTACCTTTTACGGTTTTTTTGGTGGGTTGAGGTAGACCGTTAGGATTATCCTTTGTGTATTTCATGGATACCTTTTCGTTATTCTGTCGGGAATATAAGAAGTGGCGTTCTCTTTCACGGTCGTACCCCAATCCAAAAAAGATTGGTTGTTCTTTGTCAATGTTAGGCATACGCTTTGCATACTGACTAAAGAATTGTGAGTCTAGTGGTATCTGTAATAGAAATCTTGCACCTTCATCGTCTTCCATGTTTGTAATAAAGTTTGCACCAAACTCTGTTTCATCTACATAACATGAGGTTATTCTTCCTTCGAGTCCAGAGTATTGTAATTCCTTAACTACCTTACCTGCGTTAGCACCTTTCTCCAGTGTACGCTCTACAGCATTAGGGTCATCTGCACCTTCAGGTAACCTGATTGTGAATTTACCTTTTACTATTGTTACTATCTTACTTTCGTTACTTTTACTATTTGTTAGTCCCATTTGTTTCTCCTATTCTAGTTCCCACTCTTTATGAGTGAATGTTTGTGTTCTTTTATCAAATGATAAACTAGCTACTGGACTCAACCCTTGCCTATTCTTTTGAAACTTGGCAATGATGTGGTCACCATCGTAATCTTTTTGTTCTATCATTCTTCCGTTTACTTCTATACCATCATATCCAACAGAATGCAACAATAAAATTACATCAGCAAAGTTTTCTACATCTCTGCTCCATGCAATCTGCATATTCTCATTTGGATGAGCTAGGATAATTATTGGTATATTTAAATCATCACGCAAGTCACGAAACTTTCGAATGAAATAATCGTACATTATAGTTTTTGATTGATACTGTTTACCACCATCATTTATTGATAACAGGTTGTCAACAAATATACAATCAGCACCTTTTCTTGACTCCGATATTGCCCACGCTCTAATGTCATCAATACTCATAGCTTTATCTCTAACACATAACTCTAATACTTTTATCTCATCGTTTGCTTGCGTAGATTTTTGTAGTTCATCTCTTGTAGCGTGTCCACGAGTTCTCATAAAGTAAGTATTTACATTACCGCAATGTGCTATCAATCTTGGCATGAGTTCTTCTCTTAACATTTCAATAGATGCAAGCGGCACTCTGTGTTTATTTTTATGTGCATTGACAATCCATTGAAGCATAAGTGCAGTTTTACCCGTGCTTCTTGGTGCGTGTAGTAACATAAGTTCGTTCTTCATCTTACCTAATTTTGCATTCCATTGTGGACACCACCAATCAAATGTACCAAGATTTCCAGTTTTACAATCTTCAATAAACTTCTCACCTAATACATGAAGCGGAATATCTTTATTAATATCCATACTAGCTAAACTCAATTCGCTTATAACTTCACTGGCACAAGACTCTCCATTAAATGCTTTTTTCAAACCCGCATTTATTATTTTTATTTCATCTCTCAAGTTCTTCTTATCAACTAATATTGCTTGATAGTGTGAAGTGTGAGATGCAACGATTGTAGAATCTTGCAAGTTCAACAGCATATTTTCACCGCCTATCGTATCCAATAAATTATTGTCTACTAGATAATTTTTTATGGTTATCAAATCTAACGCCATGTTATTTCTGTACATAGTCTGTAATGCTTCACATAGTATTTGAAGTTTTGCATCATAGAAATAATCAGGCGTAATTTTAATTTTTGGAAACGAGCCTTGTGGGTCTAATAACATCGAACCAATCACTGCTTTTTCTGCGTTTATATCATGTGGTAATTGACTCATATACTTACCCTTTCTTTTTGTTCTTCTTTAACAACAATCTCATCTTTAAATATTTCATTAGTAGGATTTATCCAACCTTGAAAGTCTTTGCGATAAATTCGCTCTCTACTATTTATATAAGATGGAATGTTCTTCTTCACAATAACTTTATCTGCATCCGATAATTTAGACCAATATCTATAAGCCATTTTTTTATTACCTTTTCTTCCATACATAACCCAACATTCTTCAAACATACTATCTGTTTTATTATCTTGGTTATTATATGGTATAGGTTGTTTAATTTTATCGTATGCATTATTTAATTCTGAACATTCGATGTTAATCGTATACCATTTTGTTTGGTCATACCCACTCTTATTAAAGTTACCAGACTGAATAATACCTTTATTCTCCATCTCTCGTAGAAGTCTGCTTATCTTCTGTCTACTAAAATACGGAAAATGATTATGCATATCTGATGCAGTTTGATACATCCAAGTTTTGCCTATGTGTGTATGAGTTTCTTTTCCTACGTTCTGACAAATCCAAAAGCGTAAGTGTTGAAGCAGGATAGCCTGCTCCACACCGTACTTTGTAGCTTCGTCAACATTAAATGCGTGACAATGTTTCTTCATAATACTCCTTAATGTAAACGCCAACACAATCCATTGCTTGTTTTATATGCTGACAAGCTAGATAGTTTGACTCGATAGCTTCTCTGTCTAGATACTTAACAGAATACCCTTGTTGATTATTTGACCCAAATGCAACCACCATAGCTCCAGTAGGATTTTGATTTTCTATCATACTGTTCATAGCATAAATACTAATCTGCATCTCATGTTTTTTGCTTGGTCGTTTGCTTGATTTCCAATCCAGTATGCATGGAATACGATTACCTTTGTATTCTATGTAACCCGCAAAGTCTGGCTGACCAGTAACCATGAGTTTATTATCGTAGAAGCGTTCTTCACCCCAAACAAATTCGGGTTTAAACTTACCAATAAAGTTACCCAATCCATGTGGGATATAATCTTCATCACCCTTTTGTAAGTTATTATTAAAAGCATTCTCAATAGCATTATGCATTTTTGTGCCATCTTCTGCTACCTTATTTAATGCTTCCTTGTAACCATCAAATGTGCCATCAATAGATTTATCGAATGCCCATTTAATTAATCCGTCTGCTCCACTCATGTATGGGTCAAACGCTTTTAAGAATGATGTTACTCTCACATATTTGCCGCCTATAATTCTTCCGTTGTCTTCTACCTGTGTTTCATCTAGTGTCATAGTTAACGACTGGAATACACCTATGTGCTTTTCATTCCATTTTATTGCGTTGTCGAAGTATGCATACGAAGTTATTTGAGCTGTTCCTTTTTCAAGACACATCTTCTGCACAATAGGACTCTTTGGTACATATCCAATGTGGTCATCCTTGTACATAACTTTTACTGCATTCTCATCGTGTGCCAAAACTTTTTCGTCTGTTTCTTCTTCAAACGAAACAAATCCACACGGTCTTAATTTTTTTAGTTTTGGATTTCTGTCGGTGCAAAAAGTTACACCCGCTAGTTGTATGTTCATTTTTTCTCCTTTGTTTAATGAAATTGGTGGTGCTGTTTATGGTCTGCACCAAAGACCGCAATTTAGTTTTACCACCAACGGCAAACGCTAGTGTCAGTTTATTCTCCAACATCTAATGCTAGAGTAATTCGAATTTCTTTTTAACAACAACTTTACCATTAAAAGCATTTTTTACAACTTCTAATTTACCTTCAATAGCGTGAATTATTTGACTTGCTTGTAATTCAGTATAGTCGTAGTTGTTTTTATTTCCTAGATTAGCTAGTTTGTCTAACACATCTAGAATTTCATTTGTTCTTTTTTCAGCTAACCTTTTGAAATTAGCTGATTTGTAATCTATTTCGCTCATACTCTTACTCCGTTAACGTGTGATATCTCATTCCATCTAACTTGGAAGTTATCCCATCCATCATATCTAACGAGCGGTCTTCCAGTGCTATCTTTACCAACAACTTTTCTTGTGGCTTTACGGCATGAGTACATAGTTTGTGCTTTGAATGTAATTGTATCACCAATTTCAAAATCTATTCTAGATGAATTAGACTCTCTTTGATTTAACAAGTTACTCATTACGTCATTTGCTACAGATTGTAGCGGTATTATGTCATTCATTTTTTTCTCCTTTTGTTAGTTAAAAAAATTGGGAGCGGACTTTCACCGCTCTTGTATTTATAGGTCTGTTATATTTGTATAACAAGAGATATAACCTACCTTGTACCAATAGTGGTCGGTAGCTCTAGGATTTTCTTTTAATCCTTTGTAGCCACCATTCCACAATCTTGCACATATTTCAGCTACGTCGAATGGATGCGGATGCTGTGATGTCCCATGCTCTTGATACCAAGCAACATATTTAGGGTAATAATACTCAAGATAATACTCACACATTCTAATAGACCTATCTTTAATAAATCTATCATTGAGTGTAAACACATCATATCGGTATACATCTAGATGACAATTCCAACCATTCATTTTGGCAATACGATTAACATCATCAATCATAATCTCATGTATCTGCAAACAACCAACAGCTCTCCCGTCATCGCCTACAGCATCTACACGTCCATGACTCTCAACCTGTATCAATACAGGTATAAGTATTTCAAGTATAGCTTTCATATTTTTCTCCTTTCTTTAAAAATTGGTGCGGGTGCTAGGTAATTAATCTATGCACCCTTGCGATTTATACGACGACATCGCCAAACGTCAACTGAACTCCTACAGTCAAGGTGCGGGATTTTGTGTTTGATTTCTCATATCTCGGGTTGATTATTTTTACAACGTCTTTCACGTTCCAAACCAATGGACACAAACACATAGCTCCCGCAAGGCTTTACTTGTTTTCTAATTGTTCTGCTACGTAGTTGTCATAAAGATAATCAGCTTTTCCATTTTCATAATCTCTAGCTTCTTTATCTTCATCGTCTTCAACTTCTTCAGCCTTGTCGTTAGACCATGCTGAAAAAATAGCATATGACTCTTGTTTAGAAAGACCAAACTCATCTCGTAAATGTCTTGGTGCTTCAAACATATTTATTTCTCCTGAATCCTGTAAAGCATCCAAATAGAAATAATGTTCTTCGTTTATGTTCATTTTTTTCTCCTTTGTTTGTTAAAAAAATTGGGAGCGGACTCTCACCGCTCATGTATTTATAGAGAGTATTTAACTCGTCTATCACGCAATGCTTCAAGAATTTCTTGCTTTTCAGTAAGAATTTTTTGATGAATACGAACTGAATCTTCAACTTCTTGAATTGCACTATCTAACGCTTTGATTTTATTCTCAAATGCATCATTCATAATTATCTCCTTTCTAAAACACATCATCTTCTTTGTAATATTCCGCCATTCTTTCACCGTCAATTTGAACGATAACTTCGTTTGAAAGATTTCTAGCATCAATTTCATCTAAATAAAAATGTGCATAGCCGTCTTCGAAATGCACTTTCTGTTTTTCTATCTTGAATACTACAACTTTTGATTTGGGTTTATACTCTGTTTGTATCATTTTTTTCTCCTTTGTTAGTTATTAAAAGTAGGAGCGGGAGCGACCCGCTCAAGCCATGCTATATAGCTACAACATTTTTGATGTCTTCAGCTTCTTTGAGAATCTTGCGACCCTTTGCAATTAATAAGTCAGTTGACTCTGGATTAGATAGTATCTCTAATACACGGGATTTGGCTCTTGCACCATGTCCCAATTCAGATGAACCAAACTGTTTATTCTTTTGTTCATCTGTTTTACTGTCACGATTAGTACCGTGAGTGTAGTACTCGGTGAAACCGTTGAACAAGTCATACTTGGTTTCGCCATTGTTACCGATACCCGCACGGAATAAACCGTGTATCTCGTCAGCCGTATTCATACCACGAGTTTTCGGTGAATTGATAAAACCAATGCTAAATAATTTAGCATGATTATCCGAGATAGGTTCGTTCGCAAGGCGTTCGATATCTTCGAAAGCTTTTTTGCGGTGAGTGAATATCTCATCAAGTTGATACATCATGTCATCAAACCTAACGCTCGCATTTTTAGTATGTCTAACTTTCATGCGAAGCATAGATTTTTTGTTGTACAACGATGATACAAAAGAATTACTGCACCAAACTCTCGTAAGAGTGTCACCCAGCACACAACTAGATGAGCCGTCATGCGATGACCACATCGTGATGTATCCTGTAAACTTGTCGCCGTTGATTGCAAATCCGTCACCCACTTCAGCTTGAATAAATATCTTTCCGCCGTTCTTGAGATGACCAACATTCGTAATCTTGTACTCAATGCCTGATAACGACTCATTCAAAGCGTCCCATATTTGAGAGTTTTGAATTGTTTGATAACTCGCACCGACAACACCGAGTGACTCGTTTGTATCGCTACGTTCAATTATCTTGTGGGTGTCAATCGGCTCATAAAATTTATCTTGTATATGTCGATAAATATTACGCTCGATTACATTCCAGTTAAGACAAGTATCAGCTAAACTGCGATAATCTTGTACGTCTTTGTTACTCATTTTTGCTATTTCCATTTTTTCTCCTTTTGTTATTTAATGAAATTGGGAACGGGTGCGACCCGTTCATTACGCTAATCTAACCATATGGTTTTATTTAACCCTTGAATTCTACTAAACGATAAACACGCTTCAGCTAAAATTTCTCTAGGAATACTAGAGTCATCACGATTTTTAACAAAACCCTCGTCGACTAAATAATCTACGATGGCTTCGTATACGTCTAGGTTAAGAGTAATCTTTGAAATAGAAAACTCGTTATTAGAATTATAACTCACAACAACTCTACCATTTGGTAAAGAGTGAGCATAATTATTATCGTCTGCTCCAGTAATATTTATTTTATACATTTTATCTCCTTTTTTTTATTTTAAAAATACGGAAATGACTTAACTAGTTAACCTTTGGTTGAGCGGACTCTTGACTAGTTCCTGTATTGCTTCAACACGTCTGTAACGCTCCACATATACTACAGACAACGCCATTTCATTATTGTCTGTTTACGGTGGCTGATTAACGTACAACCATAACGTAAAATAGGAGCGGTAGCGACCCGCTCAAGCCATGCTAAACTTTGTTGAATTCTTTTCTAATGTATACGTTATCATATCCATTATATTTATATTCATCGGCTAAATCAATAGCATCTTCTTTTGTTAAGTAGTAGTTGTTAACTTCACTAGCACCAACCCATACTGAATATATTTTTTCATTACTCATTTTATTCTCCTTATTTAAAAAAGTAGGAGCGGGAGCGACCCGCTCGTGCCATGCTAAACTTCGCAAACTTCAATTAAACAGTCTGCACATTCTGAATCTACAGTGTCTGTAACTTTTTTTATTGCATTATGAACTGAACAAGCCCAAACATTTTTTTGTGCTAATCCACATTCTGTTTCCCATACTACTGAATACTCCGTCATACGATTTCTCCTTTTGTTATTTTATGAAATTGAGAGCGGTAGCGACCCGCTCAAGCCATGCTAGTTTTCAAATGCCATTTCTAATGGACAACATACAGATTTTTGTTTGTTGAAATCGTGAATTAAAGCATCAATTTCAGCATCTGTGATTTCAATTATCATTCCATCGCCTTGATACAATGCATAATATCTTCTATCACTACCGACGATTTGAATGTCAGCTCCGCCGAATGCATCAGACCAGAATACACCCGCATCTTTTATTTCTTTTAATACTACGATTTGTTCATCTGTTAGTTTATTGCTATTCATTTGATTTCTCCTTTTAGGTTAGTTAATAAAAATTAGGCGGTTATTGTTTCGGCTCGTAGCACTCAAAAAACTGGCAACCGCTGACCGTGAAAATATGTGGGAGTTTCACCCACAGGAGAAGAAAAAATAATTTCTCAATTAGTTCGTTACGCATATCATGGTGCATCAAATGATGATGGAGAGCATGACTTCATAATGCGGTAGAGTGTGTGCTAGTTAGCGTTGCTGACCCTACTATCAAACGACTGTCACGTTAGTCTGACGCCCGCTTAACGAACCAAATTTAGAACCCGAAAGTTACAACCTAAATTTAAGGGATTGCTCGGTCAGATGAAGTGCCTAAATAAAACCGTGAACTTCTCACACCCGACAAAGATAAATATATCAGATAGACTGAATTAACCAAGCTTTATTTAACAAATAATTAAAGAAATATTATATAGGGAAATAGAAAGAAAGTTATATCTTTCCCACAAACAATTCTTCTTCCCTATGCCCGCACGCAATAGCACTAACTATGCCAACCTATACAGAGTCAGCATGGCAGGGGGTGTCTAGGGGGGTGGCATCGGGGTCGACAGCGTGTCAGCCGACGTGTATATAGACCCTCACCCAACTTTTATTTTTTTTGACTTTTTTCTTGCACTTAAACTTTTTTGTATTACAGTCCTTTTATGGATAAGTTGGACTTAACGGATTTAAGTTTCTGCGTATGCCAAGACTGTAAAAATTATTGGCTAGTTGTTGAAATGCCGTATCGCTTAAATGACCCATGTTATTGTCCATACTGTGGAGTAGAATTTGATTATGTCGCAGACTACTAAAATATGTGAAGATTGTTGTTGTATTGACTCGGAAGACAATCCAATATTAGAGCTGTTAAATGAACAGGGATACATAGACCACTCAATATGTATGATGTGCTATGTAGAAAGGCAAAACGATGGGACACTTTCCGAACTTACCTCATAAATACAGTCCAGATGCACAGGAAGAACGCAACTGGAAAGCTAAACGTAAACGTGAAGGCAGGGAGTCTTTTGACTATAACCACCGTAAATACGACAAACAGAAGTATCGTGACAACTACGATAGTATAGATTGGTCAAAATGAGTGCAGAAACTATATACAGCGATTTAAAGGGTGGCGATAACAAACAATTATGGGCGTACGCTAAAGAGTTAGCCGAGTTCCGTCGCAAAGCGGATAAAGTAAAAACAGGCTCTAGCATAGATTGGAACGATAAAAGTAGCGTCAAACTGTATATATCCGAAGCATTGAAAACGCAAATGGATAATGGCAGTGCCGCCGCCGCAAGAGAGTTAGTGCACGTCGAAGGAATTAAAGAAGATACCCAAGATTTAATTATTGAACCCGTAAATTTTGCTGAAGCTGTATGGGAAACAGAGTAAGATTACCACAACTTAAACCAAGAAACTATCAGCTAGGTGCGTGGAAAGCACTCGATAATGGTGCTAGAAATCTTTTGATAAGCCATCCCAGACGACATGGAAAGGATGTTACCACCGCTAGTATACTGTCCAAAAAAGCGATGACCCGTGTCGGGTCATATTATTATCTGTTTCCGACTCGCAAATGGGCGGAGCGTGCTATATGGAATAACATTGTAACGATAGGCAAAAAGAGTGGACACCTGATAGATTTAATTTTTCCGCCAGAAATTGTGCTAAATAAAAACAATACGGATTTGAAATTAACCCTAATCAATGGCTCGACTGTAAATATGGGTGGTACGGATAACCTAGATTTCGTAGGGCAGGGTGGTTATGGATACGCTTTATCAGAGTTTTCATTGCATAAAGAAGAAGTTACAGGATTTCTTGCACCTATTTTAGATGAAGGCAACTCATTTATTATTATGAATGGCACTATGCGTGGTAAGAAAAATCAACTATATCAAATGTATGAAGCCAACAAAAACAATCCAAACTGGTTTTGTGAGTGGTTGACACCCGAAGATACAAAAAGATACTACTGGATTAGCGATGAAATAAACCTAAATCCAGAATTACAAGGAAAAATAGACCCATACACCAATGTTCAATATTTAAACATCCAAGATAGAATTGACTCAAAAATGATATCATATTCGCTCGCAAGACAAGAATATTTAAACGAAGCGGTATCCGATGTAGCTAATTCTGTGTATGGCTATGAAATGGTAAAATTAGAAAATAAAGGCAATATTACTAGCATTTCTGCACAAAATGAGCCTATTTTTACATTTTGGGACTTGGGTGTAGATGACCCAACCGCTATAGTGTTTGCATTTATTAAAGATAATAAAGCTTTTATTGTTGACTACTATGAAAACACAGGGTATGATATAAAACATTATCTGGATGTGGTGAATGAAAAGAACTATAAATATGCAGGACATTATATGCCACATGATGCTAAAAAGCGTATGGGTAACACGGGTACTAATATCTTGGACTTCTGCCGCACACAGTATGGCTTTGAAATACGACCAATCCCAAAAACCAATTCGGTGCGAGATGATATTGAGATTGTCAGACGGCATCTTCCTGACTGCAAAATTGATGAGAAAAATAGTCAATTACTTGAACATCTTACGAACTACCAATGGAATGCCAACACAGGTAGAATATTACACAATGAGCATTCACACGGTGCGGATGCTGTGCGAATGTTATTTATGGCTATGCATCATAGGATGGTTAGCGAGTATTTAATTAAAAAAGACTCAAGCAGAACACCAGAGTTTGTATACGATGATTGGATGATAGTATGACACCGTTTGAAAAATACCTTGAATTTGACCCAGATGCATTAGATATGTTAAAAAAATGCACGCATATATATTTAGATAATGATGTTTTTGTTTGTGGATATAAAACACATTCATACTATGTAACAAAAAATAATGATAATAAGCTTGACAAACCTGATACATGGTATGTAGTTTATGCAACAGGTAATGTTAAGAAGTTATTTAGTATTTTTGAACCGTTACCATATTTATGCTATCACAGAGATGAAAAAGATAAAAAAATAAGACTTTTAGACTACAAAAAATTTAGGAACAAGTATTATGGGCAGAAAAAAGAAAAGTAAACCATTACCACCACCTCCTGCTGTTGTTGAACCACAAAAGCCAC